CCAGTGGAAGAAACTCCTGCTGAAGAAGTGCCTTCCGAAGAAACTGAATCTCCTGAAACGGATACACCTGAATCTGATGAATCTTCATCCAACGATGAACTAGAAAATATTCTTGAAGAAAGTCAGGATTCTTTTGAAGAAATTGCACAAGATAATGATACCTTATCTGTAGAAGAAGTGCAAGATATAGTTAGTGATTTGGTTTCAGATAGTGGTTTGGATGCTTCTGAAGTTACCGAAGTTTTAGAGGCGATTGCTAATGGTGGAGAAGTATCTGAAGAAATTGCTGCAGAAGTTTCATCAACATTATCAGAGGGTGGAATAACAGAGGCAGAAGCAGAGTTTATTACAGAAATGTTATCAGCAGACGGAGAAATAACAACTGCAGAAATTGTAAACTTATCAGAAGCGTTAAACGAAGACGGCAAGTTTACTTTAGCAGAAAAAGATTTAGTTGCAGATGTTTTAGTAACATCGGCAGAAGGTGCTCCAGTTGAAGCAGGAGCCATAGAAGCGGCGGGACTTGAATATCGTGACCTTCCACCATTAATACCAGTAGAGGTAAGAGAAGATATTAATGGTAATCCTGTTGTTATTACAGCAGAGGTGGCTTCAGCATTGCTTGTATTAGAAAGTCCAGCAGCATTATTAGATGCGGTTGCTACTTGTTTTAATCCAGATGAAGCAATTGAAGGTTTGACAGAAGAGCAAAAATGTGAGTTAGGCAAAGCCTTACTTAGCATGGGTGCTGATATGTCTATTCCAGAACGTGAAAAAGCAGAAGATATTGTAGTTGTAACAATTATTGCTGGTCAATTAATTGTTGCTACTGCACCTAGAAGAAGGAGATAAAATGAAAAAGTTAAAACAATGGGGTATGGCAGCCCTAAATGAGAACTTTACATTCCTGGGCTTCTTTGTAGCATGGGTGGTTTTAGAGGGCAGCGCAAAGACGGTAGTAGGGTATGTAACCCTATTATCAGTAGCCATATGGTTTGCAACCATAGGAATTCGTAAAGAAGACGAATAAGTTTGATATAATGGGAGTATGTTAAAACTACGCATACTCCTACTATCAAGCATCCTAGCATTAGGATTGTCTGGCTGTAAGTATGATGGTCATTATAGATATCCATGCCAAGACCCAATAAATTGGGAATCAGCAGAATGCAAACCACCAATTTGTACTGCTAACGGGGCATGTCCAGAAGATTTAGCAGAACAACCAAAGGTGGAGGGAACACAAAATGGCTAAAGAAAGATTAACTCCTCAAGAGTTAGATGCAAGACTTAAGTTTATCTTAGGTATCACACTAGGATCAATTTTATTTATAACTGCAACAGGCATCATGTATGCCCTTATATTTGTTACACAACCAATTACAGGACAATCAGAAAACGATAAAATGTTTTTTAATGTTCTTGGTAGCGTAGCAACATTTATTACAGGAACACTTGCTGGTTTATTAATTGGCTCATCTGGTGCTAAAGATGTTATGGCAGCACAGATTGCAAACAAAGAAGTTGATGCTAAAAATACAATGGCAGATAAAAAATTAGAGTCAGAAATTGATGAAGCAAAAGCACGTAGACTTTCTAAGCCAGACGGAGCAATGCCAGAAGAACAACCAGTAGATGCGGACTGGGATAAATAATGGCTAAAGATTCTACAAAAAAAACTTTACTAAAGACAGCAAGTTGGGAAACTTTTCATCTTGTAGGTGTGGCTGGAGTTATTTATTTATTTACTCGTGAATGGGAATATGCAAGCCTTGGCGCTCTTATTTATATTGGATGGGAAGCACTTGGATACTTTTTACATGAAAGAGTTTGGGCTAAATTTGGAAGCAAGGTAAAGTAATGGCAGAACAAGGAACAGCAGCACGTCTTATTGAAGTCGCTGAAGCAGAAATAGGAACTATTGAAGGTCCTAAAGATAACGAAACCAAGTATGGTAAGTTTACTAAAGCAGATTTTCAACCATGGTGTGGTTCATTTGTAAACTGGTGTGGAAATGAAGCAGGAGTAAAAATTCCTAATACTGTTTATACTCCAGGTGGAGCACAAGCATTTAAAAAAGCAGGATCTTGGATTGACGGAGACTTAGCAGATCCAGAGCCAGGAGACATTGCATACTTTGATTTCCCATCTGACGGGGTAGATAGAATTAGTCACGTAGCAATAGTAGTAGCAGACAATGGGGATGGAACAGTTTGGTGTGTTGAAGGTAACACTTCTGGAGATCCTAAAGGTAGCCAGCGTAATGGTGGAGAGGTTTGTAAAAAACTTCGTGCCTTTAAGAAAAATAAAAAAGGAATTATGGTTTCTATTGTAGGGTTTGGTAGACCTAAGTTTGGCTCTGCCCCTGCGGGTACCGCTAAAAAGGCTGCTGCAAAGCCTAAAACATGCTCAGCATGCGGTCAAACCATTAAATAAAGGTCTTTGACTAAGTAAAAAGGGTTTGGTATACTTAAATGTATACTCTGAGGGGATTCTTATATGACAGTCTTGGCTGTAGTTCGTCATGAGGGCAAAGTATATATGGCTGGAGATCGTGGCGCATCAGATGATAATACAATACTTTCTTTAACAGCACCAAAAGTTTGGAAACTTGGTCCATATTTACTTGGATATGCGGGTGCTCTAGACGGAGAACGAATTCGTTATAATTTTAATCCATATATACCAGACATTAAAGACATAGATAAGTTTATGCAAACTAAGTTTATTAAACAACTTAAAAATTTTTATAACGACTGGTGGGTTGACACTGGCAAAGAGGCTGATCTTGGTTTAATTATTTGTGTTAAAGGACAAATATATGAGCACAATGCAGTTGATATGTCTTTATCTAAGTATAATTTAGATTATTTAGCAATGGGTTCTGGCGCTGAATATGCTTATGGGTATTTAAATGCTACCGAAAAATCTAAAGATCCCCGCAAAAGAGTTGTAGGTGCAGTTTCTTCTGCTATTAAGTTTAGCCCATCGTGTATGGGACCTATTGATGTAGTTAGTATTTAATGAATCTTAAAAATAAATTTAAAGAAGCAAAAGAAAATAATACATTTATAGTAGAAAGATCCTATTTTCCAAACAATATTACTTGGGAAGACATATTAAACTTTATATATAAAGCATCTTCTATTGAAGACATAGGAGAAAAAAATAAGAAAAATTTTTCTAAAGTAGTTCCAGAAGGAAATCTTTTTATAACAGTAAAGGGTGAGTTATCAGTACACCATCCACTATGGATTAAAACTTTAAGTGGAAAAGTTTGGAAAGACCTTCCAGAATTAAAAGATTTTTTAATTAAACTAAACAGTGATTTTGGTAGTGCAACGGCATTTGAAAACTGTCAGTACTATAGTGAAACATCCTACAGAGATTGCAACTGTGGTTGCGTATGGCACTCAGAAGGTTTGATAGTTTCTTTGGCAAGTCGTTTGATTAATGAGCACAGAGATGTTTTTGATGCTGGATATATTCAATTAGTAGGAAAATCTTTTTGGAAAATTGAAAAACACGACGATATATGTGTATTAAATTCAGGAGATATGCTTTTATTGCCACACGAACTAACTCACGAAGTTTGGGGAGAAGGTCCAAGGGCTGGAGTTTTATTATACTCAGAAGACAAAAATAAAAGTTGACAAAGATAGCAGTTCAAAGTATAATTTATATATGACAAACTTTGACGATATATTAAAAGATCTACAAGATGAAGCATCAAGTCTTGATGAGTTTGAGATTTGGTTAACTAATGGAATTGAGCGGGGATGGGTAACAGAACCGTTCTGTAACACTCATGAGGGAGATCCCTATATGAGTGATGAAGAAGCACAAGAGTGGGAAGAGGGCGGAGACCCTTGTCAGGTAGTAATTAAAATACAAAACAATTAAAAAATAATTTAGGGGGTAAAAATGTGTATTATTTGTGTATCTACTGCAACTGTCGCAACTCTACTGGCTCCAGCACAACAGCCTGTTCATATAAATACAGTAGTCAAGGAAAGTTATGTTCAAGAGTTTTACTCGACAAAAAAATCAGAGTACAAATTTACAAATAAATTATGCTCTAAATCAGAATTAAATAAAGTTAAAAAAAATACTATTTGTCTAAAGAATGGCAAAGTTTACAGATGGACAATAAAAAAAGATTTGCCAATTACTAAAAATCAATTTTCTAAAAATGATATAAGTAATGGTCAGAGTACGGGATTGATGACGTATTCAACTCCGACTCAGCCAGGTGTAAATATTGAGACTTGTAAAATTAAAGAAAATAATAATAATCGCCGTGGCATGCTAAATCCATTGGCTGCAGGTTTTCCAAGTGTTACTATTGCTCAAAAAATAGGAACAGTTAAATGGGCCCTGATACCGATAGATTTTCCAGATCTAGCAGGAGAAGATAATTTTAAATCAAGGGTAGATGATGATATGAAATATTTATCTGAGTGGTTTGAAACGGTTAGTGAAGGCAAATTTAAGGTTGAGTGGGTTGTAGCAGATAACTGGGTAAGACTTCCCAATCCAAGTAATGATTATAAGATTGATCGATCTGATAATTTAGACCGAGTGCCTAACGGTCTAAAACTTTGGAATGATGCAATGACACAGAGTGATAAAATTTTTGATTTTACGGGTGTGCAAACTGTCAATTTTGTACTGCCCAAAGGGCAAAACTTTATCACTGAAACTTCACAAGGTTTTCCTTGGGATGCAGCAGTAAAAAACTTAGTAACAAACGAAGGGTCTGTGTCTTCTTTTTCAATTCCAGGAAAATTTATGGATTCTGATAAAAAAAGATATTGGTCTTACTGGATGCATGAATTTGGTCATGCAATGGCTTTACCTCATGTTGGATCTTCTCGTGAGCCTAATCCATTTCTTGGTTTAGATATTATGGGTAATCAAGACGGAGAGTCCAGAGAACTTAGTGGTTGGATGCGTTTTGTTGCAGGTTGGCTAAGTGATGAAAGAGTTTATTGCCAAGAATTTAATAAATTAAAAAGTACGGATATAACTTTAATTCCATTAAATAGTTCAGATAAAGGAATAAAAATGGTAGTAATCCCAATATCTGAAACAAAAGCGGTTGTAATTGAGTCAAGGCGTGAAAATAAATTTTCTTGTCAAATGCCGTCTAAACGAAATGGTATTTTAGTTTATACATACGATGCAACTTTAAGCCATGGAGAAAATTTTTTAAAACCGATTGTACCTGTAGAAAGAGGCATAGAATATAGTTCTGATTGCTTAGTTGTTGGATATCCAAATCCAATTTTATATAGGGAGCAAAAGGTAACTGTTGAAGGAGTAACAATAGAAGTAATTGATAATTTAAATTATGACAAAATTAAAATTATTAAAAATAATTAATTATATAATTGCGGATATTGCATAGTGGTAGTGCGTAACCTTGCCAAGGTTAATGTGCGGGTCCGATTCCCGCTATCCGCTCTATGCCCTCATGGTCTAGTGGTTATGACACCACCCTTTCACGGTGGTAACAGGGGTTCAATTCCCCTTGGGGGTACTAATTTTATTAATACTGCATAAAAAATTATGATATGATTATAGTATGGAAAAAATATATTTAGATGATGATAAACAAATTTGGATTATTAAAAATTTTCTTACACAAGAAGAATTAACATGGTTTAAGACTCAAACAGATGATGAAAATGGATGGTATCCAACAATGAGATCTCCATATAAAAATATTTTAAATAAATTTTTAAATATTATTCCTAAATATGATGAAACTGGTAACATTGTTTTTCCAAATAAAGATTCAAAAGTTATTGATCTTCCAGTATTTTCTGATCCAGGTGGTATATGGGATAGACTTGATTCTATATTACCTCCAACATACAAACGACACGCAACATTGCAAACTTTTAAATATATGACAGATGAAGAAATTAAAGAAAATGTAAATTTAAATGCTTTAGAAGAATATAATATTTCTATAGAGGCCATTGATTTTGCAATGTATTGGCATCAAGATCCTGGAGCAGAAAGCAATATTAATGCCTCTTTTAGCCTTTATCTTAATGATGATTTTGAAGGTGGAGAATTAGAGTTTGGAAATTTACCAATTAAAATAAAGCCAGAGGCTGGCATGTTGGCCGTAATTCCTGGCGGAGATAAATACAGACATAAAGTAAATAAAGTACTTGGCCCCAACTCAAGACATACCCTGTATGGCAACTCATTTATAGACATTGAAACAGCCCCAGTCAGCACGGCAGATGACTGTTAAAATTATGTTATAATAAACTTATGAAACCTATATACGATATTGAGTTAAACTCTGCAGAAGGACAGCCAAATTTTTTAAAACAATTTAAAGGTAAAGTAGTTTTACTTATTAATACAACAGTTGGTTGTGGTAACGCTGGTCAGATGGAGTCTATTCAGTGGATTCAAGAAGATATGGCTGGAGAAGACTTTACTGTTGTAGCAATTCCTACTAATGATTTTTGTGGACCAAGTATAACAAAAGGGAAATGGTCAAAGGGTATTACATGCGGTCTTGATTCAAAGTTGTATGGAGAAGATGTTTACGGTGTAACATTTCCATTTTCAGAAATGATTACATCAAACCCAGCAGACATTCCTTTAGAAGCGCCATGGCTTGGTAAAGGTCCAGGACTTAATGGTAATGGCCAACCCTTTGGAGAAAGACATGAACTTTATTTAGAAGTTGCAAAACAAATTATGAGAATTAGTAATAAAAAAATAGAACTTGGAATTATTGAAAAAACAGATTATGAGTCACGATATTTAAACGAACACAATGGCGGATACAAAATGAATGCTAACTTTGAAAAATTTTTAATTGACAAAGATGGCTATGTAGTTAAGCACTATCCCGCTACAACATTAAACTGGGATGTAGAGCGTACTCTTAAAGAAGATCTTGCAGCACAAGGAATTCCAGCAAAAATGGGTTCTGATAGGTCCGAATATATTTTTAATGAAGAAAATTCTGTCATTCGTGATCATATTGAAAGACTAATGTCTGGAGAAAAGTCAATTATTAATCCATCATATGATAGTGAATATGGATTAATTGCTGTTTAAATTTAAAATATAAGGGAATCTTTATGAGTATACATGATTTATCATTTACTGACAATAATAAAAATATTATAAAATTAAAACAATTTGAAGGTAAAAATATACTTATTGTCAATACCGCAAGCCATTGTGGATATACATCTCAATATGCCGATTTGCAAAAAGCACAAAGTGATTCTTTAGTAGTTATTGGTTTTCCGTGTAATCAATTTGGAAATCAAGAGCCAGGAACAAACGAAGAAATAAAAAATTTTTGTGCAAGCAATTTTGGTGTAACATTTTCTATTGCTGAAAAAATTTATGTTAATGGTCCAGATGCTCATCCAATTTATAAGTATTGTAAGGATAAGGCCATTGGGGGTAAAGATATAGCGTGGAACTTTGAAAAATTTTTAATATCTATCGATGGATCTATTAAACATTATCCTAGTTCTTATCAAATTGCAGATATTATTAATAAAAATTAAATAATAATATTTTTTAATGCCAAGCCTCTTTAACTTAGGGGTAGAGTACCCGCCTTGTAAGTCGGTTGTCATAGGTTGAAATCCTACAAGAGGCTCAGTAAATGATATAATAGTACTGTACCTGCCAAATGGGGGTACAAAAATGAAACTCGCTGAAAAGGAGAAAATAAAATGGTAAGTTCATTTACACTGGATCTTTTTAAAGATCCATTTTTTATTGGTTTCAATCGTGAATTGGACCGATTAAATGCAGTACATAATCTAGCAACTCGTCAGGCATATCCGCCATACGACATTTTTAAATTAGACGAGGATACATATAAATTATCCTTAGCCGTTGCTGGGTTTTCTAAAGATGACATTAATGTATCCGTAGATAATGGAACATTAATTATTAAAGGAGAAATAGTTGAAGTAACAGATGCTGAAATTGTTCATAAAGGCATTGCTGGTAGAAAATTTACCCGCACATTTGCACTTGGTGAATATATGGAAGTAACTGGCGCTGAAATGAAAGATGGCATGTTAAACATTGACATTAATCGTGTTGTTCCAGAGGACAAAAAACCAAAGGAAATTTCTATCAAAGTTGCAAAAAAGTAACTAACACTGTATAATATATATAAGACCTGAGCATGTCCAAAAACTGCTCACTATTTTTTAAAAGAAAGGAGCACTTAAATGCCAAGATATGATTATAGATGTTCTGTTTGTTCTTCACAAATTGAGTTTGAAAAAGCAATAAATGAAGACAGATATCCAGTATGCTGTAATCAATCAATGCAAAGACTTTGGAGTGCTCCTGCTGCAATTTTTAATGGTAGTGGATTTTATTCAACCGACAACAGAAAGTAGATGTATAATAATACTATGAACAATGCAATCAAAGATCATCCAAGTGTAAAACCAAAAGAATGGATTTTAAATGCAAAAGATCGTTGTGATAAGTGTTTAGCACAGGCATTAGTTAAAGTAAAAGGCGCTTCAGGAGAGTTAATGTTTTGCAGTCATCATTATGATAAGATCATGAATAACCAAGAATCATATAAAAAAATGATGTCTTTTATGTTAGAGGTTGTTGATGAGCGTGAAAAACTAGTAGAGAATAGAGCGATTGGAGCAATATAATGTATCAGTATTTTGTAAAAGAAGTTAAAAATGTCGTTGATGGAGATACCATTGATGTAATTATTGATTTAGGATTTGATATTCTATTTTCTTCCCGTGTTCGTTTAGCAGGTATTGATACTCCAGAATCACGCACAACAGATAAAGTTGAAAAAGCGCTTGGTCTTGAATCTAAAGAATACTTAAAGAAACATCTTAAAGATGCTAAGTCTGTTGTAATTAAAACAGAAAAGATGAATTCAACTGAAAAGTTTGGTCGTATTCTTGGCTGGATATACGTAAATGGCAACACAGAATCATTAAATGATAAGATGATTAACGATGGATATGCTTGGGGATACATGGGAGATGCTAAAGTAAAAGATTTTGAGGCATTAAAAAAGGCTAGAGCAAAGTCTGGTAAATGAAAACAATTTTTTATTTTACGGCAGAGTGGTGCGGTCCTTGCAAAAAAACACGACCAATTGTTGAAGAATTAAAAAAAGATGGTTATCAGTTTCAAATAATTGATGCTGACTATGAGCAATTACTTGTTAAAAGGTTTGAGATAAAATCAGTTCCTACTTTTATATTATTTAAAAATGAAAAAGAAATTAAGCGCATGGTTGGTGCACAAACTCAACAGTCTTTGTTGGAGTTTATAAATAATGAGTAACGAAGAACAAGAAATAATTGAAAAACTCATTCTTAATGGAGGGCTAGAAACTGTAGGCGTTGACGAAGAAACTGGTGAATTGCTGTATTCTTTTACCCCTAAAATTAAAAACCTTATGCCAGATTTATATAATGAGCATATAACAGATGTGAATTCTTGCGTCATGGAATTATGGGAAAAAGGTTTTTTAGAAATAGATTTTTTTGCTTCAGAACCCATAATTACCCTATCTAAAAAGGCTTTTGATCAAGTTGCAGTAGGGGGTTTATCCAAAAAAAACAGGTGGAACCTTTTTGAAATCATACGACTTTTGCACCCCAAAGCCTGATATAATAGATAGTATGACATACTACTCAGATAACGAAGAAGAAGATAAATGGGACAATATGCAAAAGGCATGTTGGGTTGGGTATGAGCAAAGAGGTATGAAAGATAAAGGTGGACGCATGGTTCCTAACTGTGTTCCCGTAAATAAAGGAGAAAACGTGGAGATGGACAAAGCAAAAAAACCAAATTATGAAGATATGATTAAGCCAAGACGGGGTGGGTCATCACCTTCAAACCCAAAACTTTATGCAGCGGTAGTACAAGCAGCAAAAGATAAATTTGACGTATATCCATCTGCAGTTGCAAACTCTTGGGTTGTGCAAGAATACAAGCGCCGTGGCGGAACTTATAAAGCAGAAAAAGAAATTACTAAAGGTATTTGGGATGGTGGCATTTTTGATCCAAGGGATTTAATAAAATAATGTCTAAAAAATCTTCAGGATCTTATTTTAAAAATCACGGATTTAATCCAATGCAAATTAAAGATGGTAGGATTGTTCGTTTAAGAAAAGACGGTAGTGTAAAAGCAGACTTGGGTCCATATAAAACAAAACAAAAAGGGGTGGTAAGTAATGGCTAATAAAGAACAAAAAGGTAATGTTAATACAAAAAAAGAACCAAAGATGACACTAAAAGAAAAACGTGTTGCTAAACAACAAAAACGGGACAAGAAAAATGGCTGATACATATAGCCCTACCTCTGGCATGAAGGCTGCTGCTAGACGTGCATTAAAGTGGAAAGAAGATGGAAAAGCAACTGGTGCAGGAACTCCTGTAGGTTGGGGTCGTGCAACTGATATAGTTTCTGGTAGAGCAATGTCTCTTAGTACCGTTAAAAGAATGTTCTCTTTCTTTTCTCGTCATGAAGTAGATAAAAAAGGAAAAGGTTTTTATTCTGGTCCAGAGTTTCCATCTAACGGCAGAATTATGTGGGACGCATGGGGTGGAGATGCAGGATTTTCGTGGAGTCGTGCAATTGTAGAAAGAGAAAAAAAACAGGTTGAAAAGGTTTGGAACGGAAGTCCATTTAGTTTTAGAAAGGGGTAAAATGGAGGATTTAAGTCTAGAAGAAATAAAGCAATTAGTTATTTTTTATAAACAAAAAAGCGCAGATCTTGAATTTAATTTATTGCAATTGCAAATAAAGTTAAATAGGATTACTGCACTTCAAGACACTGTAGAACTACAAGCAAACAATAAGTCTGCTTCAGGTAAAAAATAAAATATTACGATAATGCAAGAATTAATAGCAGGATTCTTGACATTAGGGGCTATTTGGTTTATAATTAATAGAACAAAGAAAACTGAAAAAAAGAAAAACTTAATGACTTTGTCTCGCCAAAGCGATATACATAGATTGTTAAAACATTTTTTTTCAATTTCTTTAGCAAATAGTGATAACTCTACGCAGTTGACAAAGCATAGACAAAAAGGTATGATTAAGGTTATTGTTCTAGGTAATCAGGCTTACTGGGTATCTAACAATAAATTTTATGTTGCAGAGGCTGTTAATGGTGAGGTACAAAAAAGCACTACAAAGCCAGTAGACATAGATAGTTTGTCAAAGGTAGATTTAGATAAGATGCTATTTATACTAGATAGTTTAAGGGATGGGAAAAGAAATGATCGTGGCAGTTCAGGGAACCAATGAGTTCAATGACTATGGAGTTTTTATTCGCTCCATGGGTGTTGCCATGTCAAATATGAATCAGGAAGATAATGAGTTTATTATTTATTCTGCTGGTCCCGCAAAAGTAAACTCTTTTGTTTCAGAATTCTCTAATGTATCAGAAAAAGGAATGAAAGCAAGAGGGAAAAAAATAAAATTTTATAAGGTTGCTCCGCTTTGGATGAAAGAAAATTTAGATCAAATAAATTATTTTGCATTTTTAAGTAAGCCAAATGAAAAAATATCTAAGTTAGTTTCAGACGCACAACTAAAAAATATAGAAATTGGTATATTTAAATACTAGGGGGTATTTATGTTAATTAGAAGTTTAAATACAATGGAAAAAATTGTTTCCAAAAACAATAATTTAATTTGGAATGGTTGGGATGTTATTGATTTAAAAGAATCAGAGATCGCAAAGACATCTCCAACAGGCATTAGAGTAAAAGATAAGTGGTATGTACATAAAATTTATTCACCTGGTCGTAATGGTTGGGATATTCCAAATAAGTATCGAGATTAAAAATGAAACAGCATTTATGGAAAGACGATGCAATATGTTTAGGTCTTGACACTAACATATATTTTGATAAGTATGAAGACAATCCTTCTAGCCGTGGAGTTGTTGACTCTATGTGTCAGATGTGTCCAGTAGCCAAAACATGTTTTGCTGTTGGTATATCTGGTAAAGAATGGGGAGTTTGGGGTGGTGTTTATTTAGAAGGCGGAGAAGTTTCAAGAGAATTTAACAATCATAAAACCAAACAAGACTGGTCAATTACTTGGCAATCCCTAACAATGGAACAATAATGTATACAGATAAAATGAAAATGGCTTTTCATTCAATACCATCTCCTAAAAATTTCAAGGTAGATATTATAGACAACGAACACTTTATTACAGTTAAGGCCAATGAGGCTATGTTTATGCGCCTATTTGACACAGAGAAGCGACAGGCGATAGAATATATGGTAAGAGTAAAGAAGGCTTTAGAAGACAATGGGGCAATAGTTATGATTACTAGAGAGGCCATTAAATAATGCAAACCTTTCTACCTTATAAAGATTATGATCAGTGTGCAGAAATATTAGATAATAAAAGATTAAATAAACAGATATTAGAAACCTATCAGATACTTAAGGTTTTGTCTGGAAAGTCCCCATCAGGGGCATGGCGCAATCATCCAGCGGTATTGATGTGGAAAAATGCTGAATGGTCATTACGTAACTATGCTAAGGTTATGATTAAAGAAGCCAAAGCAAGAGGTATAAGGACAGATAAGAACGAAGCCAATATAGAGGCTCTAGAGGCTGTTTGTGGGCAGATTTGGGGTACTGGTAAGCCAGTCTGGAACAAGCCTTCTCACATAAACCGTGTAAATATCACTCATAGGGCTAACTTATATCGTAAGGACCCTATCTACTATGCTGAGTTTTACATGGAGACTAAGAACGAGTATAATAGACCTTGTTGTGATAAATGTTTATATTATTGGGCAACTCATATTGAGGGGAGAGTAGTATCGTGAAAACTGGTTTATTGATATTTTTTATAGTTTTGTCAGTTTCTTTTGCTATATCATATTTAACAGTTTCATATAAATTAAGAAGTCTTAGTTTGACTTCCGCTCAATTATTTTTAGAAAATTTTAAACTTAATCAGCAGGCTGAATCAGTTAAAACAAATCAAGAATTAACTGATAATGACATACATAGAGAAAATTTTATTAAGTTCTTATCAGATTCTCGTGACTGGGCTTTTACATATATCGAAGATGTTCAAAAGGGTTTAGTTAAATTTGTTGAAGAGGTAGATCCAACTATTAATTATTTTGATGAGTTTAATTCTTTACAAGAAGGAAATCCTTTAAATGATGGTATGAAAAAAATAACTACTGCATATAAAGATTTAAAAAAATTTTTACCAGATGAGTCAGAAATAAAAAACACATAATGGAATTTTATTATTTCGGTGGAAATTTTGTGCCAGGATTTTTAGACGAAATAGATAAATCTAAATTTACAGGTCTTATGTTTACATATGATGTAACTCAAGGAGATATATTTACAAAATTAGCACAACAAGCAAATCCAGATCAAAAAACAAAATATTTAATTGCAATAAGGCCGTATGCAATTTCCCCACAATATCTTTGTATGATTAATAATAGTATGACTCAAATATTAAATGGCAATAGATTGCAAATAAATTTTATTTCTGGATATCTAAAAAGTCATGAAGAAGGTTTTGGAGGACTTTTTGAAGAATCTATTGAGTCTACGGCTCCACCAAACAACATTGATAGATCTAATCATCTTATTAAATATATAGATATTTTAAATAAAATGGAAGGAAATAAAAAGAATCCATTAGATTTTTATATATCAACAACTAACCCTACTGTAGAAAAAGCAGCAAATAGATATGATAGTAAAATAATTTTGCCTTACAAAGTGTATAAATCTCAATATTGGGAAGAAATTGATAAATGGACTGGAAAAAAAATTGTAAAAAAACCATTAGATTTAAATTATAATAAAGTTATGTTAGCAGTAACCCCTGTTATTAGAAAAGATATTTCGGCATTAGAAAAATTACCAGAAGATTACGCATATCGTCCAATTTGGCGTGAAGGAGAAACATCAAATCCAGTATCAGATATTGAGTTTTTTACCTACGATGAATTTGTTTCTTTTATAAAAAGTGCTAAAGAAAAAGGTATAACTCAGTTGCTTTTAAATGCTTATCCATTTAGAGAATTTGAAGCAATTAGATATTATATTAATAAATATTATGAATCAGAAAAATAGGGGACATGAATTTTTATTGGTTTAGCATACATAATGAAATTGTAGATAAATTACAAGAATTATCAGATCATCATTTTCATGGTGTGCTTTTTGCGTATGGACTTCATAGTGGTGATTTTTTTACTAAAATTGCTAAATATGCCAATTTAAATTATAATTTAAAATATATGGTAGCAATTAGACCTTATTCTATTTCTCCACAATATTTATATATGATTAATCGTTCATTAAATGAAATAGTTCCTAATCAATTAGAAATTAATCTTGTCTCTGGATGGTCTTACGAAACTGAAAAAGTTTTTGGTGGAGTATTAGGTTCAGTAAACGATCTGTCTTCTAATATAGAAAAAAACAATTATTTAATAGAATATTTAAAAGTTTTAAATAATATGAATGCAGATAGTTTAAATTTTTATGTTTCTGTTACTAATGAACACGTTTATAATATAGCAAATAAATATAATAATAAAATCATTGTTCCGTACTCTGTTTACATACAAAATAAGTTTAGCATAAACAACCATAATACTACTATATATATTAATCCAATAATAAGAAAAACACAAAAAGAATTAGACTTGTTGAATAAAAAACAAAAAAACCAAGATATGTTTTTTTTCACACATGTTGAATTTGAAAATTTATTAAATTTATTAAAAGAAAAAAATATAAAAAATATTTTGCTTCGTTCAGAAAATATTGAAGAAAAAGAATTTCTTATAAAATTTATTAAAAAATACAAAGAAAAAGATTTTGATGACAACTTTTAATTTATTTGTTGTTCATCAAATTGACTACGCTGTAGTCATATGCTATACTAATATAGAAAAATCCTAGGAGGATAAAATGAATAACCTAATCAATGATAAGACTAAGGCAATGCTAGCATCATATGGACGATCTGTTCTTGGTGCAGTAATTGCTCTTTACATGGCTGGCGTAACAGATCCAAAAGATCTATGGGCTGCATTAGTTGCTGCTATAGCGCCCGTTGCGTTAAGAGCGCTAAATCCTGCAGATAAGGCATTTGGCATCTTGCCTGATGCTGCTGAAGTTGCTAAGGCTCTTAAGTCTACAAAAGCACCAACAAAGAAAACTGCAAAAAAGAGTGGAAGCGGCGGAGGTCGTTTTGCTGTAAAGTAGTTTATCTTTTATCAGATAGCCAGTCTAGAAATAGGCTGGCTTTTCTGTTTATTCATTTATAATATTTAACCATTTGTCTTTTAATACCTCAACAGAAAAATTATTAAAACCAAGTTCTACCGCAGTATTTTTATCTTTATTTATACTATTACTATTAATATAGTTATCTATTGTTTTACCTAATTTTGTTGCGTCAGCCTCATATATATCTACCATTGATTTAGTTTTAAACTCACCAATTTTATTTGAACCTACTAACCAGTTGTGTGGAAGTATTTGATTATTAGGTGATATGTCTGTCATAAAAACGGGTAGACCAGAAATTAAAGCCTCATTCATAGGTAAACAAAGACCAGCATAACGTCTAGGAAGAACCATAGCATCATAGCCGTTGTATAAGTCTTCTCTATTTCTAACATTGTCTTTGTTTATTTTTAAACGGCTATCCTTAGTTATAAAGTCTAGGGGGGTTTGTGTTGCTATTACAAGTTCATAATCTGCACTAGAATGTTTAAGCATTTCTACTACGGTATTAGTTCCATTTCTATCTTTGGCTGCTTTTTTACCAGCAATATGGAGTATTCGTTTATGGGTTTTTGATAGGTTATTTTCTCTTGCAGTATTAAATAATGATGTATCTGTTGGTGGTGGTAGATGATATACCTTGCATTTTAATCCAAATTTTTCTTTAACAACATCTATATTCCAACTGCTTGGTGATAATAGTACATCTGGTAAAGGCCACTCTGGATGAACTAAATTTCCAAATAGTTCATAGTTATATTGCAATATTGTTTTTATATTTCTTTTTCTTGCTATATCCACAAAGTCTAAATGGTAAAATGTTTCACAACTAATAACAACATCGACATTATCTAAAAAATCAAGAATTTCTTTTGTTCTAGGCATACCCTTTATTGTTTTTATTACATTATGTCCGTCATACCACTGCGGGTATTGTTTATTGTTATTAAAAGAATATGAGTCAATAAGTAAAATCTTATGAGGATTTAACATTTTTACTAACTCTTTTGTTTGATTGCCAAGACCAGTGTTATCACATCTTGCTATAATCCCTAGTCTCATTCTTTATACCCCCAAGTTTCATCATCTACCGTAAATTTGCGGGTACCCTGACGACCATCTAAATGATAAGAACGCTTAATACTACCTTCAGGATGATATATCCAAAGTTTGTGTATGTCCCAGCCTTCTTGACTAAATAATTCATACGGAGATATGTCATCTTGAATTGCACCATGAAATGTATCTTCTATAAAAAATTTATCATTACATCTTGGAAGAACAATATCTTTGTAATATTTTTTTCTACTTAGGTGTGGTCGTTGACTCCACTGCATAGTTTTCATAAATCCATCCTCTAAGCCAAACATAAGGTGCTCGTGATCTTTTGGTATAAATGATTCATAATGAAAACGAATAGTGTTTGCTTTATTGTATTCAAACATGTCCAAGCACTTATCCCAGTCTATTGGTACATCTGGAGTTAAAGGAGCATCACCTTCAACATAAAGTAATAGAGGTGTTTTAACTTCAGTAATTGTTTGACGCATCATGTTAGTTTGATGGCTATGTTCTTTAAATATAAAAGGTAAAATGTTTTTATCTTCATGTAAACACTTCCACAAAATACGATTTTTATATTCATCGTAATCTTTTTTACGGTTTTGTTGTTCTTCTCTAAGACCATCTATTTGCATAATAATTTCGTTGTCTGGAAAGTGAACACGAATATCACTAATAGTTTGTTCTATCATTGTTGTACTTGGATGATTTGGAATTACAGATGTAGCCATAACAATTGTTATATCTCTTTTATGCATTTACTTGCCTCATTAACTTAATAAATAAATTTCTTTTATACTTAATCCACCAACAAACTATTTGATGAATTTCAGATGTATAATTATTTAATAATTCAGGTAGCAATTGAGGCAAGTGTTGCCAATTCTCAACAGTTTTTATTAAATGATTATCTTCAAATAAAAAATTAAAAAAATCTGTATTCTGCATTTTTGAGTCTAATTTATCTCCAATGGGTAGGCAAAGCATTTCAATTGCTTCGTAAAACCTAAATGAATCAATAACTATTGCTCCGCTAGGGCAAGGAACAATTTTTGATAAAAACATTTTTTGGTAATACTGTTTTGGTTTTAACCCTTCTGCAAAGCCCGTTGTTGGATTATAAAAAGAGTTTGGTATGTTAGGCATAACAGTTGCAAGTTCCTGCCTTCTTGCATGCGTTATCTGCCCTGAAAAAAATACATCATATGATTTATCTTGATACTTTGGTAAATTATTTGATAAGTGTTGTGGAACACCCAAGGCTAACTTATTATATTGTGAATGTTTTTTGTGCGGGTATTGAATCCAAATTTCAATATTTTTATGTTTTATCTTATCAACTTTAAATGTAGCACTTTCATCTCCAGTAATGAATAAAACTACTCTACCTATCTTATTTAACTCTTTGGATATTTGATCTTCATAGTCTACGTTTTGTGGTCCAGGAACTACCACAAATGCTCTATCTACATTGGGCAAAGTTGTTACTCTGTCTGGTTTAATCTTGTTTTTATTAAAAAATTGTTTTAATAAACCGTAATCCCATTTATCAGCAGCACAATCTTCTTGTTTAACTGAATAAAGATATGCTTTAATATCGTTCATAATATAAGTGTACTTCATGTTGATAGTCAAGCAATGTTTCTTTATATCCAAGCCCCCACAACCAAAATCTTAAATCATATAAGTATTCATTCCATTGTTGCATCATAAATTCTGGATGACCAGATAACCAGATCTTAGGCTTAAACTCCTTTAAAACGCCTTCTGCGCCCCTTAAAACACGTCCTTCGCTGCCTTCTACGTCTAAAGAAATTGCCGTAGGAGGCTTAATCCCATGATCATATACACAGGAATCTATGGTAATTTGACCATAGGTATCTCCTTCAAGGTATAGTTCTTTAAATCCATGTGCTGCTTCAATTTCTAAATTTGATTCTGGTGGAAACTCATTATAATAAATACGTGTAAGGTTATTGTTTTTGTCTGAAGCAAATCCAGGAATGCAAACAAGAGGCATTTCTAAATTATTAGCACTCCAAAGCAAAGGAAAGTGTGACCAAACCTTTGGATTAGGTTCAAATAAAACAACTTCTGATCCCCACATCTGACATAGGGCAGGCATCTCTCCTTCTTCTGCACCAACATAATATACAACATCTCCAGATGAAATATTTTCTGACATATGCTTTAGCCTTGGTTTTTCCCAACCGTGTGGTTTATACCAGTCTGGTCTATCTGCACGATGCTTTGGTAGTGTTATTTCAAATTCACCGTTAATAATGGCTTTAACCATCTCTGTCATTTTATCCCCTTATTTTATTATGCTCTATAATTTCTGGATTACATACCCCACATGTATTTATTTCTATTTTATTATCAACACTACCCTCAGCGTATGTTGATTTATATTTAAAAGTATTACCACATGTTGTGCAAATAATTGATGTTTCTTTAAAATTTAAATCATCTTTTATTGATTCTTTTTCTATCCACTCATTGTAATAGTCATTAGAAAAATATGTTATATCATTTTCTGGATTATTAAATGGGTGTTCATATGTGTTAAGGAGATGTTCTCCTGTTCCAGGAACTTTGCCCCATTTTCTTTCATAGTATTCTCTATGATGTGAATTATCTGTATTAATTTTGTTTAACTTCAGGCTGTGAGACATTATTGTATCTTTTACATCAACCAATTCTTTTGTCCAAAGAAAAACTTTCTCAGCATTAACAACAAATTTTTCATCATCTGAAAATGCATATGGAAATGCTTTTTGAATTCTAATGCTAAAATCAAGATCGTCATATCCATATGGAGTAAAGTTAGTATCCCATTTTCCAACTTTATCTATTACATCTTTATGAAAAGCAATTAGGTGCCATCCAAACACCCCCAGACTTTCTACAATTTTATATTTAGTACTTTTAAGTTTTTCTATAAAATCTAAACCACCAGGATTGCCAAAACGAATTGCTGGACTAATGATAATAAGCCATTCAGATTCAGTTTCATACATTTTGTCAACGCCAAGATTGTGACTTGCCATTGCTCCAATATTATTTATAGTGTTATCAACCTTTAGAACATTTTCAAGTTTACATGTTGCCATAAACTCATCCATTATTGACTGAACTGTATAGGGCACTAGTGCTACATATTTCATTTCTGTAACCATTCTATTAATGATACTTTTGGCATCCATCCAGTTAAATCTTTAAACTTGGCATTAGACGCAAGAGTTTCTTGCACTTCACCAATTCTTGGCGGGATAAATTTAATATCATTTGAGATCATATTAGCAATATCAAGTATAGCGTAGTTACTTCCATACCCAATGTTATATACTTCACCAAATCCATCTTTAACTTCAGATGCAAGGATATTTGCTTCTACTACGTCTAATATATGAGTAAAATCTCTACGCTGAGATCCATCTCCAACTACTGTCAATGGTTTTGACTCATGGTATTGTTTTAAAAATAGTCCTATTACTGGTGCGTATTGACCTTTTAATGGTTGTCTATCTCCATAAACATTAAAATATCTAAGGGATATAGTCTTTAATCCGTAAAGATTATAATAAACTCTTGCAAGGTTTTCACCAAAAACTTTAGCAGCGGAGTATGGAGTTAAAGGATCGGGCGATTGGGTTTCTTGGTTTGGAAGCAAAGCCTTTTTACCATAAGAAGAAGATGTGCTTGAATAAATTAGCCTATCTACCTTATTAACCCTACAAAGTTCAAGAACATTTGCTGTTCCTACTGCGTTTGATTGAATAGATTTTTTAGGATTTAATATTGCTGGCTGTATTCTTGCATCAGATGCTACGTGAAACACGCAGTCAACATCTTTAAAGAGTGGTGCAATTAAATCATAGTCGCAAATATCATACTTATAGTTGTGTGCTTTATCGTTCCAATAAAATTGTTCATGACATTCTGCAGACTCATCATCAATACAAACAACATCGTGACCAAGACTAACTAACTTATCAACAAGGTTTGATCCAATAAAACCAGCACCACCTGTAACTAAATATTTCATTTTATATTTAAGGTTTCTAAAATGCTAGCCCATCTATGAACATATGTGTGCTCTTTCTTTGTTCTTTCATGTCCGTTAAGTCTGATTGTTTCTCTTGATACACCGTCTAACAAGTACTTATCTATTTTATTTTTTAGATCTTCAAGGTTGCCGTGTTCATAAAATATAATTTCATTTTCATCTTTAAAGTATTCTTCAAGCCCTTTAATGCGAGGGTAAATGGTAAAACCACCACGACCAGTACTCTCAAACAACCTATCACTAGTGTAGTAAGGGTAGTTAAAATTAATGTTTAAACTATCACCTATTGCTATCTTGCTTCTTGCATAGATACGGTTTAAAGCATCTCCACGTACAGTTCCAGTGTCACCGTCTCCACCAACATGTAAAAATCTTTTGCCGTATGTGTTTCTCAAAAAGTCTATTAATTCTGGACGGTATTTATGTTCACGATGATAGCCTTTGCTGCCAACAAATATAATATCATTCTCAAAATTATGTGGATCGTAATCTTGATGTAGATAACACTCTTTATCATACACACCAGCAGGCAGAAAGTGCCCCTTTACCTGTGTATTTTCATTAAACCAATCACACATTAACTTATCTGTAGCAAAGAAGTGACCAATACTTGTGTAGAAGTCATCATTCTTTAAATCTTTTTCACGTTCAATCCCAAACCACAAATCTAAATGATAGGTCATAGTTGGTATGCCAGCAGCCTTTAATTCTTTTAATACATCTGTCATTGACCTAGATCCTGGAGTTTGCCATCTATGGGTATGCACCCAGATGAATAAGTCAGATTTCAATGCTTTCATTAATATTTCTGAACTGCCCGCTTTTTTCTCCTGCAATTTTTCAACGGTATGTCCAAGAGACTCTAGAGACTTAGCATGATGATTCTCACTACTATAAGGCACTTCAAAGTTGCCAAGAAATACTATGTTAGCCAAGACTACCCCTCTGTTTATATTAGTATACCAGATTCTGATATACTTGTAATAAATTAGGGGAGTTAATGGATTTTGTTTATATCTGCCGTTCTGGAGAAAATGAAGAGTTAAGATACTCTATTAGATCTGTTCTTCATAGTTTTCCAGATGCAAAGGTTTGGTTAGTTGGTGGCAAACCAGATTGGTATGAAGGTAATTATGTGCCAGTTGAACAAAATCACAACAAATATACAAATGCCCTAAATAACTTAACAACTCTGTGTAAGACAGAGCAAATATCTAATAATTTTATATTAATGAATGATGACTTTTTTATAATCAAAAAGATAGATAAGATTGACTATTCTCATGGAGGTCTACTGTCAGGCAAAATAGATAAGTATGTTAAGATTACTGGGTCATCTTTGTATATTAAAAAATTAATTCAAACCAATACCCGCCTAAATGAACGGGGAATTAAACAACCATTAGACTATGAACTACATACTCCAATGCCAATGGAAAGAGACAAACTACTTACCATTATAAAGAAGTATCCAAGTTGTCTATGGAGATCTATGTATGGCAATATATTTGAGGTTGGTGGTTTACAGATGCAGGATGTCAAGGTTTATACAAACAGAAGGCATTTGGCTAGATCAAATGAGATTACAGAACACTCTATATTTTTATCTACAGAAGATCAAGCATTTAAAGGCATACAAAGTAAAATTTTAAACAACTTGTTTTTAGATCCAAGTGTTTATGAAATAGTAAAGTAGGTTTACCAGTCAGCCAAATCTTCATATGTAACAGAGTATTCTCCTGAATATATTTCTGCATATGAGATTATGTCTTGATTATATTTTATTGTTGTATGTTTATCTACTATACCCTTTTTATATTTTACACCATTAAAAATTGGTATGTGCTGTATATTTTCAGATACCAGTGCATCATTTAAGGCTGTTATGTATCTAGGTTTTCCAAATTGTTTTGAAACAAAGGACTGACCCTGATAAGTTTTTTCTACCCATAACCTTTCATTGTGATCAGAAGGTTTAGGATTAAGAATTCTTTCTACCTCATTGTGATATATTCTAGTAGACCAATTTCTCATATTCCTGCCATATTTTTCTAAATTTTTATAAGTTGAATCAGCATAAGCCATACGATTTTTATCAAGGTCTGAGGTTGTTAGTCCTGTTGCAAATGTTATTAAAAAGCAAGTGGCGTATGGAAACTTATCTGTGTAAGTTTCAACGTTAAAGTGTACGTTAGGATTAAAAGATTTTGTAGACATGTTATCAGAAAGAAGTCTCATATGATTTCCTATTGACACAAACTCTTGCCTGTTCATATCACAATCAACAAAAAGACATTCCTTTGGATCTATTCCATCTGCAATTGTTAATATGTTTTTATCGTATGCGCCAACAACAACAGAGCCATTGTATCTGTTAATTAATTTAGCAGTCATAAAACCATCAACATCTGGAGATATAATTAATTTTTTTGAATGCTCTAATGTATTTAATATATTAGCCTTTAAATTAGATTCCATTATCCTCCATGTATTTTAAGCGTTCCATAAGTGCTTCATGTTCTGGATCATTTAACATCTCTTCAATAGCATCTTTTACGTTTGGTCTTAATTTACTTAATGGTTCAATATACACAGGATCTTTTGTGACGGTATAAAGAAGTGATCGTAATGTCTCACAATGCTCATGCTTCCACCATGTATAACAAACATTATCATCTATGTTAGGGCAAAGATAGTACTGATCTTTAATTAACTGAATAATCTCTTCTGATGTCATGTTATGCCAAAAATATAATTGCTGCTAGGGAAATAACTAATATAGAGATAATTAAGTTTTTAATAATTTCATTAGATTTCATTTTGTCCCCTGGCTATAGCAGCAGATATTTGAAATGCTTTAGTAGTACGACGAGACTTATTTAGCCCCTTGGCTTTCCATAAATCATTAGTGCCTTCAATGTCTTGAGCAATTTGTTCACGTATTTCTTTAACTGTTTCTACAATAAAATGCCAAATCTGTTCTTTGTGTTCATCTGATAGTTCTTCAGTCCAGTTACTCATCTTGATCCTCAAACTCTCTTAACGCATTAGAATTATTTAAACAAAATCCACAATCATTGTTAAACAGTTTGCCACCACAACGATTACAATAACTACTCATAAAAAGAATCAACTAACTTTGTCCATAATTTCCAAAGACCAAAAGAAATTAAAAATGCAATAAATATGCTAACTAACTTCCCCATATATTTAGTATACCAAACTATCTTAGATATAGTAAGTAGCCCATTTATTTTGTGCTTTGCCAAAAGGAGTACATATCTTAGCAAGTATTATTGCTCTTAATATGTGATTTTTATCTTCAGCCCTGATTTCTTTAATGAGAAAAAAAGTAAAAATTGATCCAGAAACATTTCCTATAAATCTTAATACTAAGTTGTTAGTTTTTTCTTTTCTAATGAAGTTTTTCATATTTTAATTATACACCTAGTTCTTTATTCATTTATGCCCTTTTGTGTGGTTTGTTAAGGTTTGTGAAGCCATACTTGACCTAGACTCTATTTCTTTTTTACACACTGGACAGATTATTATATGAGCCATGTATTCAGTATAACAAAGATTTTGGCATGTGTCAAGCAAAGAGTTCGGCGCAAAATAGAACTAACAAACCTCAATATGCCCTAAAAGGGCAATAGCGGTTAATATCTCTTACTCCGCCTGCCTCAAAAATGGCTGTGACCAAAGTTCTGTTAAAGACTCATCGCCTATGTCATCAAAGTAGTAACGGTTTTTGGTTTGGCTATATGTCCA